GCGGTGCCTTCTGTCGGGGCGGTGTCCGCCCTGTCGAGGTCCATTCTCCAGGGCTGCCCATCGGCACCCGCAGCAGGCTCCAAGAGAGCCTTATGGGCCTGGAGGTCAGACCTTCTCCCGCTTGCGCGAAAGCGTTGAAGGGCCGCATCTGCCTCCTCGGCCTTCTCCCTTTCTTTGACTAGGTGCTCCCCTCTTTTATAGATGTCGAGATCAGCACTGCTTCCGCTTTCAACAAAACGCTTGCGAGCCTCGATAGCTTCTTCGTATGTGGGAGCAGGTGCTCCATTTTGTCTGTTCGCGTTCGCCATATCTCTCTCCTAAGCCATCCACCGGCCAATGCCTTGGCCAAGAGCGCCTGCGCCCTTAGCTCCTGCCACAGCGCCCTCTGGGCCACCTATTGTGCCGCCGGCAATTCCGCCAATAGCGCTAAATATGCCTTCAAGGACATTTGCAAACATAGAGCCCTCTGTCGCTTCTGCTTGTTGCTGAATTTGCGCCATGGCGAAAGCCTTGTCTTCTGCTCGCTGCTCGCCCGCTATTAGAAGCTGCTCTAGGCTAGCTCCAGCCTGCTGCCTCGCCAATTCTGCTGCCGCGCTAATTTGCGCCTCGCCTTCAGCCTCAGACCTTTGAGCCGCTCGCTCTCCTGCTCGAAGGCTTTGCGCCGCATCAAACCCAGTGCTCGACGCGGCCATCCCCCGCTGCGCTCCGGTTAAAATTTGGAGCGCTCGCTCTGCCCTTATTTGCCCTTCTGTTTTTCTTTTTCCTTCGGCGGTTTCTGCTAGTCGGGACGCATACTCAAAAAGTTTGTCGCCCTCCAGTCCCGCCCTTTCCCTTGCCGCTCCTCGCCCAAGCTCAGCCGCCCGTTCTTGCGTTTTTTGCCGGTATTGGTCGTCAGACATCCTGTAGTAATAGTCGTCAGGATCTCCACCTTTTGACCTAACAAGGGCTTCCCATTCCTGACGAACCTCTCCGCCCGCTTGCGAGATGTCTTCCTGTGTAGGGTCGGTGTCGAGGTATCCGTAAATTGATTCATCAGGCATAGTACGCCCCCGGTACAATTACTGGTTTAGATTTCTCTTTGAGCTTTTCAAGATCTTCTTCAGCCTCGGCTCTTACAGACATTGCCCGAAGAGCCTCAAGGTCTTCCGGGTTAAACTGCGACATGTCATCAACTTCCGGGTTAAGCGCAGCCTTTTCTACTCTTGCCTTGAATTGAGCTTCCTCTAAGGCGTCCTGGGAAACCAGGTAACCGCCAAGGGCGCCCGTTGCCTCTGCTGCGCCGCCAATTAAGCGAAGCAGCTTTTGCTTTTCTTCAAGCTCTTTCTGTGTCTCTAGTCGAGACTTGCTAACATCGCGCTGCGCTTGTCTTCCCGCTGCCGACTCAAGGGCTCGCCCTGTTTGGGCTTCTCTTGCCATCTCGCGCTGAATTTCACCCATTGCGATTTGCTGCATAATCTGAGACGCCGCTTGCCCGGAAATAGCGTCCCTAACCATTTGCCCGCGCTCTTCTGCTGCTGCTTGCTGCCGAAGCATCTGAGATAGAAATGCACTTTCACCCGCCATTAGAATGTCCTCGCTTGAGATGTCTTAAAGTTTGTGCCCTCTGGCCGTACGCCAACCTCAAAGGCTAGTCCATTCAAGTACGCGCACTCCGTAGAGCCCGTGAGAACAAGCTTGATTCTTAGCGCTCTGTTCTTTTGGCTAGGCATATGAGTGCGGTACAGGAAGATATCGCTGGGGGCGCCGCTTACATTTATCGTTGGGGATGCCGTGTCGCTTGCCTTGTAGTCTACGTAAATCTGCGCCTCTGCCTCATGCGCTCCCTTGTACTCTCCCAAGTACATGAATCGGTAGATTCTGTCTTTGCGAAGAATGCCTGTCGGGGAGATAAACCCCGTGTCGACCACCATGTCATAGTTGGCGCTGTTGTCTTGAAAGACTGTTGTGGACTGCGCCCACTGCTTGCCGTCTGCGGTAAGCCTCTGGAAGGTTGTCCCGTCATAGACTTCGCCCACCTGCCAAGCGCTTGACGTGTATGCGACCGTGTATCTGCTCCACTGGCCAAAGTAGTAGTTGTAGACAAGGTATTCGTCAGAGCCAGATGCCGTCCCTTTGTTGGACAGCATAATGCGAACTTCGTTTGTCTCATCGTGCCTTAGCATGTTGATGGCTAGCTTAGACGTTTTATCTTCTACTTGGGCGCCAAGGTACTTTACGCTCATGTCTCGACCAACAACGTAGATGCCTCGATCTGACTGAATGAACGCCCCAATAGGCGAGTCCGTATGGGCCGCGCCTGCCTTCGCCCCTTGGCCAGAAGCAAACAGCCTTGGTGGGCGGTAAGGCCCAAAGCCTAGTCGGTCAGGCCCTCTGCCTGAAACAAAGAACCCATTGTCTTCGGTGAAGATGACCAGGTGGTCCAGGTTACTTTCAATTGCTGTTAAGGCGGACGGGTCACCAGGGAAGTTAATTTGAAACTCGCTATAGGACGCCGGAAAGCGAACGGCAGAACCATCGGTCAACGGCACGGACATATACACGTTGTCGTCGATGCCTGCTGCAAATATCTTTCCTTGATGCTTAACAAGGTCAGTGCATGAGCCAAAGCAGCCAGACTCTACTTCGCCATCTGTTGTGTACATTGGCTCCGCATTGATGACGTTTGCATAATCGGGGGGCATGTCGATAAGGGCGATTTCGTCACCAGCTCCAACACCATTAAGTATCGGAATTGATCCTATCTCGTAGAACTGAGCACCATCATCGTCTGTTCGATAAATGATAATGTTTACGCCCTTCCCTGTCGGCGTGGCTGTCGACCCCCCAAGAGAGTAAGACTCGCTAATAGCACCTTTCCGCGTTAAGGCCTGGGGAAGAGGGCGGACGTAAACAGTTACCCTGTTTGTGTTGTAGACGGTATCTATATCTATCTCGGCGTTACCCCCTCCGCCGGTTAAAGTTACCCTGTTTGTTGCCGCGTACCCATGACCTCTTACATCCAGGCTACTGCTTGAAAGGCTTACAGCGGTTATTCCCCCACTTCCATCAACACTTGAGGCTGTAACGAGGAGCCCTTGCCCTGCTCCGCCAGATGCAGGATAAGCTACTCCTGCCGTATAGCCGCTTCCCCCGTCATGGACAGAAATGGTTTTAGGAATTCCGCTAGTAATTGTTGTTTCGTTAAACGGCGCAGGGGCAGACCGATAGACATTTCCGTTTGAGTCGCCCCACTCATAAATGGCTGAATACTTGAGCACCTTTCCGTCAGGAAAGCCGCGAACTGTCCCACCCGCAACGTAGGTTGATGCTGACGCGCCCGTTTGCACCAGTTGGGAAATGCTTGGCGATACGACAAAGTCGTTCTCGAAAATGCGATCTCCATCATAGGCGTGAGCGACTCCGCCAGTCAAAAGGAGTGACCCATCAGCATCCGCACTCGCAATTGTTCTGCTTGGCGCAAAGTCGCAAGTAACCATGCTTATTCCAAACACATTGTCCGGGTCATAGTTGTGGTGTGTCGATGCGGTGTCTCTGGATGTGTTTATGTATCCGGCAAATCGAGAAGCGCCGAATCGATATTTGCCCGCAGACGCATCCTTGGAAACTCGCTGAATGCCCGTCCATAATCTTCTGTTTGTTTGAGGGCTTGTTCCTTCAACAAAGGCATATTGGGCTGGGTCCAATGTTACGTACTCGGAGGTTATGCATGTTGCGCATTGTCCCATTTTGGTTGCGCCAATTAATTCTCCGTTGTGGTTTAGCACTGCAAGGGTGTTTGATAGCCCCCTTCTTAATCGAGAGCTGCCCGAAGTGTCTTCAGCTAAAAGGTTGTCATTTACCACGGACATGCCGAAATAGAGGCTTGATCCAACCCTAAATGCATCAGACGTTATGGTTGAGCAGTAGCTTAAAGTGTCTTTATGGACATTTATTGATGATGTGGAAATTGACGCCACAACCCTTGTATCAAGGGCTATCTTATATATCCTCGACCAGTGCTTCGGCGTCTTTGCCGTGCTTCCCGGTTCAGCTTTTTTTACGACTGTAACCGGGACATAAATATCGGTCGAGCCCGACGCGGCAGTACCCGCAGTTCCTGCAAGTAGGTACATGTCTGCATTTGCCGTAGGAAACGCATCTGTTGCAAAATCCAGGTAACTTATCTGGCTAGATAAATTATCACTCAGTAGGGTAATGTATATTTTGCTTGAACCGCCATGTGAAACCGTGCACCCAAAAACAATTGCCGCAGTGGTTGCGCTTGCGCTGTCATCTAAGGTTTTTACAAATATCTCACTAGGAAGAACAGTGTCTGTCCCTTTGACATAAGTAGAGAAAGAAGCCGTCGCTGAAACAGTGGCAACGGTTGTCCCCTTAAGCGTAGTGCCATCAACCTCAAGGTACTGAACCTTAAACGCCGACCCAGTGTAGTAAGCAAGCACTCCCCCATTGGCTAAAGACTGCGTCCCTGCCGCATCGACAGCAAAAATGGGGTATGTTGCATCTAGGGCAATGTCTACGCCCGACCCGCCACTGGTATCTTGAAGCGTTGCTTCCGCCGTCTCACCCTGCGCCACTGTTGTCGATGTTGAGCAATCAATGCTTCGGTACTTTATCTTGTTGTTTACCGTGTCCTGGTAAAGAAGAAATATACGGTTACTCACCGTAAGGCATTGCGGCCTTGGTACCTCATACAGGCAGTTGGCAGCGGAAGCCGCGACGGTAATGGCGTAAGATGCGAGCAACTTGTTCGATTGGATCAAGACGCCCGTTTCTATATCCTCGGCATCGTACCTTACCTGATACTGCGCCAGGGTTGGGTAGAACTGGTACTCCGCCCAGGTGTAAACCCTGATGCCGTTTGCCTCTGTTATCTGGGCATTTCCCTGCCGCCTATCAGCCACACGACGCTTAACTTCGTTTTGAACCGTCATGGGAACAAAAGTTCCCTTGTCCACCAACACGTTTGTGGTTGGCGGGGCGGTTATCTTTGAGTAGACCTTGCTGCCGTCAAAGATGAGTGTCTCATCTTTATACTGAACAATGGCCTCTCCCTTGGAGATAGACCCCGAGCCGCCAACCGAACCACCTGACCCGGCAGTTACGTATGCCTGTGTGCTGTTTGTCAGAACAAACCCGCCGCGCTTCCTGACCTGGCCAGTCTTTTCGAAGCGCACGTTGTCTGCGGCCTGCAATGAATCAATACCAAGGGATGGGGCCGATGGTTTTTCGTCCATGCCTTTAGCGAGCGGAAACGAGAGTGTTTTCTTCTCTAACGGCATCAAAACACCCACAGGCTAATGGTTGAGTCTGCCGCAGACTGAACCGGAAGGTACTTGTCCGGGCTGTTGTTCTCGCCCTCTTTGACAATAACGACATTCGCGGCTGTCGAAGAGACGACCACATAGCCTTTATACCTTCGGCCAAGGCCATGGTAGACCTGGTAAGTCTTGTTTGCCACTAGGTCAATGTTGGCAATAAGCCGCCCATCAATAATCCCGCCAAGCTGCACACCACGCGCAAAGTCCTCAATCTTGTCTTGGACTCGATTAAGCTCGTAGTTATCGCTTCTGTATTTCTCGTACTCAACCATCAGAAGCCCCGATAGTTGACGTAGTCTTCAAGATAGACGCCAGTGTTAACGTCGCTAATCTTGTAGGATTCCCCAGCATCTCTGTTGCCCGCTGCGGCCTCAAGCCGCTTCCGAAGCTGCTCTTTGTAGACCATGTGGGGCTGGACATCAGACTCTTCTTTGAGCAGGCATTTAATGGCCGCATCGACCACCACATACTCTTCGTAGCCATTGGCTACGGCAGGCGCCACGCTGACAATGGTGGCGCTCGTAGAGCCTGCATCAAACCTTTGAGCCTCCGGCACGTAGTAGAGCTTCGCCGTTCCCGATGTCGTCGGGTCGGGGATGAACTTAATCTTGTTCCCCTGGATGGTGTAGCGCGTATCTGCGATTCTTGCCGCCACCGCCCCAGGCGAGTTGTACATGTTGCGGTCCTGAAAGCTGTAGCGCTTCAGGCGATACGTCAGTCCGCCCGACACCAAATCAACCCCCAGGGCTTTGTAGAAGTCCGTGGGTAGTGTTCCTGGGTTGTCGGCGGGAAGCGTGTAATCGCCAGACTTGGGCGACTCTGAACTATCTTTGACGTAGTAGTCTTCGTATTTGGTCACGAGTAAATCGTGAATCTCCGCCATAGCGACGTTGATATAGTCAACAATCTCTGAGTCTGAGACGAAGGCGGACCCCACCATATCGGCCCGCTGTCTTACACGGGTGATGAGCTGGGCGAGGGTGGTAGTGTTATTCGGCATCCAGCCCTCCGATAAAGGACCGGGGGCTTTCGCCCCCGTCCAATTAATTCATACTAATGTCGTGAAGGTCCTGTAGCGCTTGCGCTACCATCTCTCCGTCGCCATCCGCGATGGCCTTGAGGAAAGCATCACCTGCTTCCTTTCGGGCCATCTTTGCGTAGCCTTCACCCTCGTCTTTGCCTTCGGATGACTCCTTGGCTTTATCGAGGATCATGACCGCCAGGTTTCCTGGGTCGGGCATTTTAGGCTCCTTAAGTTACGCTGCTGTTCTTAAGCACCAGCATAAAGGTCATTTGGTCAGTGTCGCTGGGGGCCAATGCCGAACCCGCGTCATTAATCAAGTGAATCTCCACTGTCTTGGCTGAAGCAACATCATGAGCCTCAACCTGTGCAAACAGAGTATCGCTACCCGCAATTTGCACATAAGTCGCCGAGCAATGAAGGAGGTCTGTGTACTTGTCAGTTAGAGTGACAATGTACTCTCCCGCGTTGCTGCCATCGCGGGCAACGGTAAACCCGCTACCTGCGTTGGTCGTTACGGTAGCGCCAGAACCGCTAAACGTAACACGGCCCGCAATAATTTTTAGCTCGCGCTCTAGCGCTTGCACATTCTTAAAATCACGATTCGCCATAACTCAATCTCCTTCCTGAGCCTGAATTATGCCAATGCTACGCGACAGTTGTATCCAGGCGCATTGCAGGCGACGTTGCCGTAGTAACCCAGGCGTACCTCGTAGGCATCATCTCCGCTTTCGCGAAGCATTCTGTTGCCGTCAAGGTCCAGAAACATCGGCGCCTCACCAAGAGTGTTCAGGCTCCAAGTGTCGAGCTGGAGCATCCAGGCGACATCGGGCTGACAGTTCTGGTCAGGAATAATCTTGATTGTTCCGCGTGGTCCACGAAGAGAGATGGCAGCAAAGCCAATATCTACGTCACGGGCCTTGGCCTCGTCGTAAACGACCTTAGAGCCGAGAGCCTTCTCAAGGTTTGAGAAAGTAGCAAAATCGACAAAGCAGACATCTGGACGACCGCCTTCGCGAGCAACTCTAGCCGCCCCAGAAATTAGCGCCTCTTCAATCGGAAGAGCAGATCCATCGAAACGGTTTCCGCCGAGGCGGGTCACATCTGCGGTTCGATTGACATTGAAAAACAAGTCTGAGCCCGGAGCCGATGCTGGGCACCACGCCTCAAGGCCGCGAATTTTCAAGCGGTCACTCGCCGAAACGTAGTCACCTTTTTGAAAAATATCGTCCGCCACATCCAGAGAGCTGTCAGCAGCAGCCGCCGTAAACGTTCCCGCGTCGCGGTCAATTGCCGTAATAGTCCGATGGCCTCCCGCCCGAAGGGCAGCGCCGGTGTTATCCGCAAAAACAACTTCCA